GCGTGCATATAATTGTACAACAGGTTGTCAGGATTGTGGTTTTCGATTTCACCACACATCAAAAGAGCAGATTCATACATCTTACGTAGAACATCCGTGGGTGCGGGAGTACCGACACGAATAAAACCCTTTTTAACCAAATATTTTTTAACATCATGAATAGGAACCTGATGTAATAAATGTGTCTTCGTGAGAACATTTTTTCGTATGGTTTTGTTAGAAATAAGCACAGACACTTTTGGTACTCGTTTTGATTTACCAACTTGATAAGTGCGACGAATTGTTTTGCGTTGTTTATTAACAAATCCACAGGTTTTTTTCCCCAATAATGCTGGCATTTGTTGTGATTGTGCGATTTTTATTTCATCGCGGTCTTTTTTATCGGCATTTTCAACAGATTTATTATCATCGACTAACACACGATTTTGCATCGCAGTAATTCGCTGTTGAATTTCCCGTAATTTCAGTTGCATCTTTTCGTTTTTAATGTCTTCGACCGTTTTTTGTGATAGGGGTGTAGGAACAGAAGAAGCATATAACTGAGACTGTGAAGATGGCACCGACATTGTACTATAATTTTTTTGGGTTTGATTCCTCTGCCAATTTCGATAGGTGGGTAAATTGCCATTTTTCAAGCACCCGTGGGTGGGTGGTGGATAATGTTTCCAAGGAATTGTAGTACTCGCATCAGGATGAATTCCATTTTTAATATCAGGTGGTAAAGATAAAGGTACATTTTCCACAGAATTCAATTGAGGTAAATTATACAGTGTGGATTCAAATTTGTTAATGGATTCGTGTCGTTTCAATGTCTGATTGTGTGTTTTTTCCATTTTTTCTCGCCTCTCCTTTTCGTTTGTTAAATTCGTTAAAAAATCGAGTGATTCTTTGAAACGACTGTTCTCATCGTTATCTAAAATATCATTGGTTGGTTTAATAGGAGTATGTCGGTTAGAATGTTGATTATCTTGAAACATAGTTTTTGATTTGATATCCTGTTGTTTGCGTATATAATTGAGCAAATTTCGTTTTAATGTTCTCGAATTGCCAATATGAGTTTTCATAGGATCGCGAATTTTTATTTTTGCAGATTTTTCTGTAGGTGGTCGATTTTTGCGTGTATTGTTATTTTTAGATATTTTAAATAAATTAGGGTCAATAGATAATACCCTCTTTTCTGTAGAATCACCCATGATATATATAACCCATTAATTATTTTCCATCATTAGACATAATATTATATAGGCTAAAAATAAAGATTATACGGTTGTAACGGGTGTTTTTCTGCGTATCCATTTGTTACAAATCCATTTGTCGCCATTAGATACATCCATTCCACCGTGCAATGCTTTATCTAAAACTTGTCCGTTTTCATCAGTATCATAAAATATCGCAGCTTTTCCTTTTTTGGGCACAACAGATTTGTTAATATTCGGAAAATGAGTTTCACCACCAACAAAATCATCATTCAAATAAATAATAAAAGTAATAAATCGTGGTCCTTTGTCACCGTTAAACCGGTCACAATTTTCACGACGAGAATCACATGCATCATAATGAGGGCGATAGTAACCTCCTGGTTTGTATTTGACAACTTGTAATTCTTCCTGGTCCGCTATATTTGTTTCGGTAATTGAAGCAACACGATCAGAAATTTTTTGAAATAATTCATTAGCATCATTTTTTAACCAACATTGTTCGCTGTCTCTTACATTAGATTCAACATCAGCGGTTGCAGAGTAGACTCTACTTTTAAATAATTTATCACCAGAGAATTGCATAATAAAATCACACTCTTGATAAGTTAAAAAATTATCAATTTCTTGTATTTCATAGTTATTATCTGTCATGAATTCCTTTGTTTTTTTGACATTTTTTGTAGAAAAAAATGACGATAACAATGGAAATGCCAAACTTAATAAAATTATACATGTTAAAAATATGAAAGTTAGTGTTAAATCATCAAAATCTATTTTCATTTTAAAAATATATAATATTATTATAAAATATATCTATAAATACAAACTACAATATCGTTCGTGAGGTTTTTTCTTACCATTCTCTAAAAAATACTTATACCCTGTCTCTAAATCCTCCAAAGTTATTTTCTTTAATAGGTCCGACGATTTTCCATAAACACGGCGTGAATGACAAATTTTGCAGTGTGACAGTAATATTTCAATATCTCGACCAAAATGTTTGAAATTTTCCTTTTTACTGTCTATCCATTCTACCAATTTTTTATTGGACAGTTCGCCGTTCAACTGCCATTCTAACTCACGAACCTTCTTTTCAAAGATTTCCACCATATCTTTGGAAGAATAATCATCAATGTTGAATTTCCAAATAAACCGAGATTCCAGACCCTTATTAATAGAAAAAAAATGGTTCTTCAAATCATCTTCGTATCCCGCAACAATCACCATCAGGTCTTCCTTGTGGTCGCTCAATGCTTCACACAAAATGTCTACACATTCCTTGGCAAAACTATCTGTATTATCACCACCGCCCAATGAATATGCTTCATCTAAAAATAAACAACCACCAATACAACTGTTAATGACATCTTTGGTTTTAATGGCGGTTTGACCCAAATATCCAGCTACCAAATCATTTCGTGTAACCTTTTTAAAAATATTAGTTTTCAATACTCCGATTTTGCAGTACATTTGACCTAAAATTTTGGCAATTTCGGTTTTACCAGTGCCAGGAGGACCACAAATAATTGTATGTTTAAAATCATTAGTATTACCGAGAAGTGGTTGTTGTATAAAATAAATAAGTTGATTCAATACAGAATTTTTGAGAGATTTAATACCAATCATACCATTTAATTGTTTCAATTCAGGTTCAATGGCGTGTAAACCTTTTAAATCGATGTTATATTCATACTCTTCTAAATAAGGATGTTGTTCTATGAGTTTCAATAAATCATCCAGGGTATTTACTGTAAAATCAATTTGTTTCTTGATTTTATCGATTTTGTTTTCAGGACATTTTTCTGACGCTGCGATTACAGAGTAACGTGTTAAATGTTCTGGTTTTGGTAATATAGAATATTCGTTAACCTCTATTCTGGACCTTAGCCCAGAATGAGGCATGTCTATGTCTTGGTTGGATGCTGCTGCGCATCCCAACCCAGAATAGAGATTAATATTATTATATAACGGGTCAGATGCATTCGGATGATTTTGGTCCAATCGAATCGGATATTGATAATTATGATTTATTTGTCCTACATTATTTTGTGTAAAAAAATCATATGATGATGCACTAGGAAGATTTTGAATTGGTTTTCTTTTTTTTTGTGGATGAATACCAGAAAAATGAACTTCATCGTATTTATTTTCATAATAATGAACGTTACAGGCATTAATTATATGAACAAAATCAAAATAATTAATGTATTTTTTCTGTTTAGTCGATTCAATAAATTCGTCAAAATTATCCATATAGATAATACATAAATGGTGTTATTTTTATCTTATTTTTTATTTTATTAAATATAAAAATTGATATTATGAATTCAATTTAGAAAGATAGGCAATAATATATTTACAATGAGTCTTCAAGTCGAATACGAACCAAGTATGAAAAGTATGGAATCTAGACAAGTCGAAAGAACTATTAAAATAAAAAAAGAAAAAACTGTTAAAATGGTAGATGTTTATGATACTCAACCCATTTTCGAAAGAAACGACACAATCGAACCAAGTGCGATTGAAAAAACCATTGATGATTTGGAAAAAGTGAATCCGATAATTGACAAAGCCGAAAAAGCGATTCTGGGACACTTGGGTGAATATATCGAAGAACCATATGTTCTCATCGAATCCTATTTCCGAGGTCAACATTTGGATCGTTTGGTTCGACATCAAATTGAATCATACAATCACTTTATTAATTTTCAGATTTTACGAACCATTCAGATGTTTAATCCTGTTGTAATTCGTTCCGAAAATGATTATGTGGTAGAAAATGACAAATATTTGTTGGAAATTTTTATTTCCTTTGAAAATTTCAAATTATATCCACCTCAGATTCACGAAAACAATGGTGCTACCAAATTGATGTTACCTCAGGAGGCGAAATTGCGTAATTTCACCTACGCATCTACGATGATGATTGATTTGAATATTCAGTATGTAATTCGTAATACTGAGAAAATGGATTCACCAAAGATTATCAACAAGATTATTCCCAAGATTAATATTGGTAAGATGCCGATCATGTTGAAATCGTCGATTTGTATGTTGACACAAAACCGTCACATCTCCCCAAATTTGACTGGTGAATGTCCTATGGATGCTGGAGGATATTTTGTTATCAAAGGCTCCGAAAAGACAGTATTGGGACAGGAGCGTGCAGCTGAAAATCGTATCTACTGTTTCGACGGAAAAAACACGACAAAATGGAATTGGTTTGCGGAAATCAAATCGGTGCCAGATTTCAAATGTATTTCACCGAAACAGATTGAGATGATGATTGCTAGTAAAAACAACGGTTTTGGAAATCCCATTTATATCAGTATTCCTCGTATCAAACAACCAATTGAACTCTTTGCACTCTTTCGTGCATTGGATGTGGCGAGTGACAAAAAGATTTGCGAATATATTTTGTTGGACATTGAGTGTGATAAACATGCTCAGATTTTGAGATTTTTACAGGCATCCATCATTGATGCTAACAAATATATGACAAAAGAGGATGCTTTGCGTCATATCACCGCTTCAGTTGCCTATACACCGATGAATATGGACAAGGAAACTGGTAGCAGAAAGAAGCGTGAATTCGCTATGGATGTTCTAAACAATGATTTGTTCCCACATTGCAAAACACCCACACAGAAATTATATCTGTTGGGCTACATGGCTCAAAAATTGGTTCAAACCAATTTCGGCTGGAAACCACCAGATGACCGTGATTCGTATTTGAACAAGCGCATTGATTTGACAGGTACCCTCTTGAATAACCTTTTCCGCAACTATTTCAACAAATTGGTGAAGGAAATGCAGAAACAGGTGGTGCGGGAAATCAACAATGGTTCTTGGCGTTCTACTGAAGATTACGAAAATATCATCAACATGACCAACATTTACAAGATTATGAAATCGACGACGATTGAGAACGGAATTACTCGCGCACTATCGACCGGTGATTTCAGTATCAAACAGGCGAATAGTACCAAAGTGGGTGTTGCACAAGTGCTTAATCGTCTCACCTATATGTCGAGTATGAGTCATTTGCGTCGAATCAACACTCCTCTAGAAAAGAGTGGAGAACTGATTGCACCGCGCAAATTACACAACACTACATGGGGTTTCTTGTGTTTGACAGGTGACAGTGAAGTATTGATGTCAAATCGTGTTGATATGAAAAAAATTAAGGATATCCGTGATGGTGACTGGGTAAATACAGTGAATCGTGAGAATTTGTTGGACGAACCATCGCCAATACACAATTGGTTCTGTAAAATGCCTGACAAATTATTCGAAATTACCACAATTAGTGGCAGAAAAATCAAGGCAACTGCAGACCATCCATTTTTGGTAAATAAAGGAGACGGTAAGTATGAAATGGTAAAATTGAGAGAGTTACAGAACGGTGATAAAATGGTCATTCGTCATATGGTGAAAATGATTCCAGATGAAAATACTACAAAGGTTATTATTCACGAAGATGATGTAGTGGAAAATTATCGAATGGAAATGCTGGAGAGAAATTTGTTAAACCGTCCGTTGCTACTGTATAAACTCAAAATCATTGCCAGATTGGTTGGAGCACTGAATACAGACGGTCATATTGGTATGTCAAAAGATGTAAATGGTGAATATAAATATTACAATGCGACCTTTTATGTTGGTGAAGAATATGATGCATGGCAATTGGCGCATGATATACAAACATTAGAATTTGGTACTCCCTCTATTAAATATGAAACGAATAATTTTGAAGATAAAAATAACGGCAGAATTACCACCACACGAGTATGGAAAGTTGGAAAAAGCGGTGTATTCGCTTATCTTATGTATTTGATGGGCGGTTTTTGTGGTAAAAAAACCAACATGAAACGATGTTTACCTGAATGGTTGGTAAATGCTGAGCCGTCCATTAAGCGAGAATTCTTATCAACTTTTCAAGGAGGGGACGGATGTCGTATTTCGTATGAAAAAAATGGTAATTGTTGGAGACCTAATTTAGGAATTACAAGTCAAACAACATATGATGAATTTTTAGACGATACTTTAGAATATATGAAACAAATCGAAACTATGTTTAGAGAATTCAATATCAAATGTCATACAAGAACTATCAAAGTAAAAGAACAATCTAAAACACAGGTGGTGATTACATTTGATACTGGTGCTGAAAACTTAGAACGATATGCAGACATTATCAATTATACATATTGTGAAGAAAAACGCCGTATTTCAGCTGCTGCAATTGAACATATTAAAATACGAGCATTCAGTCAGAAAAAACGCCGTAATGATTATAAGTTTGTATTAGATAACTATGGTAAGGAATCAACACAAAAATTAGTAGAAATTACTGGATTAACAATCAATCAAATTCAAAAAATTGTATCTAAAAACAAAAAAGGTATTTGTCCTGAACCAAGATGCACTAGTATGATTGAATATGAATCTATTGTACGCGAAAATATGTGTAATAATGGATGTACTAGTGTTCCTATTCTGTCGATTGTAGAGATAGAACCAGAATTAGTTTACGATTTCACCACTTACAGTGAGAACCACTCGTTTGTCTCTCAGTCTTTCATTCCGTCCAACTGCGCTGTGGAAACTCCAGAGGGGCAAAGCATAGGTGTAGTCAAAAATATTAGTTACATGGCACATATTACAATTCCCACAAATAGTTCATCAATGTATGAATATGTTGAACCATATATTAAAAAATTGGAAGATGTTCCTGCAGCGGAACTCAATGGCAAAATTAAAGTATTTATTAATGGTGCTTGGGTAGGAATCGCACTTGACCCGATGGAACTCTACGAAGAAATGAAGCGTAAAAAGTATGCTGGCATTATCAATATCTACACATCTATCGTATTTGATTATAAAAATGAGGAAATTCGTATGTGTAGTGATGGTGGTCGACTGACAAGACCGGTACTCAAGGTTCGCGACGGTAAAGCGTTAGTAACTCGAGACATCATTGTTCGTTTAGAAAATAAGGAATTAGAATGGAACGATCTTGTGACTTCCTGTAAATTGGACGAATCTGTCATTGAATATATTGACCCAGAAGAACAAGGTTATGCAATGATTGCAATGAAAACCAAGAAAACTTATCTGCAGGACCCAAACACGAAAATGAACTTTACACATTGTGAAATTCATCCGAGTACTATTTTCGGTGTGTTGGCTTCTTGTGCGCCGTTCCCAGAACACAATCAATCACCGAGAAATACTTATCAATGTGCCATGGTAAAGCAAGCCATCGGAATTTATGCGATGAATTTCGACCAGCGAATGGACAAGACTTCCTATGTATTGTCGTATCCTTCGAGACCTTTGGTAGATACACGACTCATGAATTTCATCCATTTGAATCGCATTCCTTCAGGATGTCAAGTACACGTGGCAATTGCTTCGATGACAGGTTACAATCAGGAGGATAGTATTCTAATCAACGAGGCGTCAATTGGGCGAGGACTCTTTGGTGCCACCATTTATCACACCGAAAAAGACGAAGATAAAAATATCATTCGCGACGAAATAATCCGGTGCAAACCGGACCCAACAAAAACACGATCCATTAAATATGGAAATTATGACAAACTAAATCCTCAAGGATTTATCGAAGAAAATACACTAGTTGAGAACCGCGACATCATTATCGCTAAGATTATTCCTATCAAGGAGAATCGAAATGACCCGACCAAGACAATCAAATATGAGGACCAGAGTAAGAGTTTCCGTACTACAGAAGAAACTTATATTGATAAAAATTACACGGGTAGAAATGGAGATGGATATAATTTCGCCAAAGTACGCGTGCGCACATTCCGCAAGCCGGTACTTGGTGATAAATTCGCATCACGCAGTGCACAGAAGGGTACCATCGGTAACATCATTCCAGAGAGAGACATGCCCTTTACCAAAGATGGGCTCCGACCTGACATTATTTTGAATCCACACGCGATTCCTTCGCGCATGACGATTGGACAATTGAAGGAAACGCTATTAGGTAAAGTCTTGTTAGAATTAGGTATGTTTGGTGACGGCACCAGTTTCGGCGATTTAAATGTCAAGACCATCACTGAAGAATTACAAAAACTTGGTTATGAAAGTTATGGAAACGAAGTCATGTACAATGGTATGTCAGGAGAACAAATGGAGATGAGTATTTATTTCGGTCCAGTATATTACCAGCGATTGAAACACATGGTGAATGACAAACAACACAGTCGTTCGATTGGCCCGATGGTGAATTTGACACATCAACCAGCAGAGGGCAGAAGTCGTGATGGTGGATTCCGTATTGGAGAGATGGAGCGTGATGTATTATTGTCACACGGAATGACAAAGTTTACACGCGAAAGACTCTTTGATGTATCGGATAAATATAGTGTACATATTTGTAAGAAATGTGGTATGATGGCAGCATTCAATGATGGTAATAAAAATAAAATGTATACAAATAATGATTTCTCAGTTCATTTGTGTCGTACTTGCGGGAACAAAACCGACTTTGCTTTGGTAGAAATGCCATATGCAAATAAACTGTTGTTTCAGGAATTACAAACCATCAATGTTGTACCTCGAATAATTACAGAATAATAGTAAAAATATACCATATAAAAATCCACATACTTTTGTATATGAGTGTTACAGTACCAGATAATACAATGATTAATGATATAAGAATTGCTTCTCAATTCAAAGGATTCTCTTTTTCCGAATTTAAAAAAACAGAAGTTAAAAATCAATTCATTGAAACAATGACAAAAGGGAAAATCGAACCCGCTTGTTATTGGTGTGCTGAATTATTATGTGCGGGACATTTTACCGACATATGGGAATGTATTTTGTATTATTTTGGAAAACATATTCATATTGGTAACCCTAAAATTGCCGTATATTTAGAAAAAAGATACATTATTTTTAGAAATATTATCCAACAGGGATTTTTTATTAACGATTACGAATTACGCAATCATGGGACGATACGAAAATTATTTGCCGAAATCATTGTGGTTTTATCAATTTCAGCCAAAAAACAAAGTTTTGAAACCATTAAAATTGATCGTGTGGAAGAATTCGATATTACACAAATGTCAGACCGTCTCAAAGCGCCAAGTACACATTTTGTGGATGAAATTTTTTTACCCAAAGACCCCAAAGAATTGTTTATTGCTGTGAATGAATTTGCGTATCATGTTTCGTCAGAAAAGAAAAATATGACATCAGCGTGTTTCTGGATTGAATGGATAATTGAATTTGATTTGATTTGTAAAAACAGAAAGGAACCAGTATTTTGCGAAAGACGAAATTACAATGTGGAGAACAAATATCAGAAAGACATTATTTGGATGTTTTGGGATGTAATGATTCACTACGGAAAAAAAATGGGGCTATACATTGAGAATATATTGGCTTCATTACAAACACTATTTTGTATTAAATATACAACAGGGGCTTGTAAAAAACGCAAATATTTATTATATTTTGCTGTGGAATTATTGACAGAGTCAGTTCCAACAAATGTTGAATTAATTTCAGACAAGGCTATGATAGAAACTGTTACAGAAAAAATACATCAAATCTACAAACAAATAAAAAAGAATGAACACAGTCCTAATACAGATTATTTATTTAAAAATTTAGATTCCCAGAATAGTTTCGCACAGTCAGTTAAGAAATTGGAGATGTTACAAAATATGGATTTTGTACCTAAACAGGAGGGGTAGTTTCATTAGAATTACCACTGATTCGCTGTTGTGCAATAGTAAAATATTCAGTATTCAATTCAATGCCAATGAATTTGCGTTCGGTTTGTTTGCAAGCAACACCAGTCGTACCACTTCCCATAAAAGGGTCTAAGACAGTCGCACCCTTTTTACTGAAGATTTGTATTAAATGTTCCATGAGTTTCACGGGTTTGACAGTAGGATGTGTGTTACTCTCACCTTTCTCGGCTTTTTTCGGTTTATCGATTAAGAAATTTTTGTCATATACTTCATGGAATTCTTCTGTAGTCACAATATTCGCAGGTACTTTTGTGCTGTCGATACCGACCTTGTGTGAGAAATCAATGAGACCAGTCTTGAAATTTAATTCGTTTTTTACAAAGGTGTCTTGAACAGGTTTCATAGCCACACAGATTGGTTCGCAACATGATTTAAGCATAGGGGTTTTAAAATCTTTATATTCTTCTTTGAGTGCGACTTTTTCCTCTTCGGATATTTTTAATTTTTCTATGAGATGATTTACACTCATGCCTTTGGGCATACTGTGACTATATACCCAATTAATCATATCACGAACCTCGAATCCAGCAATTTCACATGCCATGGCGATTGCGTGATAGAGTCTAGGTGACGAAAAGGAGAGGAAATATGCACCGGGTTTCATTTTTTGAAATAGAAGTCGTGAAACTTTCAGATAAAAATCAAAGAGGTTTTTCACCTGTTTTTTATCGAATTTCATTCCTTTTGGTAAATGTTTGATATGACTATTGGGTTCAGATGCAGAAACCGTCTTTGCACTCCATTTATTGTCTAATCCATCGATGAAATATGGAGGATCGGTAATTACACAATCTATGGAATTATCGGGATAACTTTCCAACTGTTCCAAACAATCACCTTGTAACAATACGACTTCAGGATTCATTATCAATATATTAGTGTAATTATATTGATAATATTATATTGTTTTGGAAAATTCAATTTTTTACCAATCAACTTCGCTAAAAGTATTGCTACAATCGCTATGACTAGGTCGTTGTTTTCCTAATCTCGGTGTAAATCCGTACCAAGTATCCAATCCCTGTAAAATATTCCAAGCGATGTCAATCGCATAAAGCCAATGATGATTTGTGTCTTCAAATCTTTGTGAAGCTTTTTCAAATACATGGATTAATCTATCATAATAATGATGGTTAACAATGTAACCGGATGTCGTTAGAGATTTGCGTATCTTGAACAAGAATTCTTCCGGACATGATTCATAATCATGTAAATGATAGGAAAGTAGACAAACATCAAAGTCAATGTTCTCTAGATTCGAAATAAAATTCTTTGTAATATCTGAAGACTCAGTAAACATAAAATCATCTTCAAGGATCATAATGCGCTGGTACCCTCTCTCTTTGGCAATTCGGAGAACCCCAGCATGTGAACGACCACATCCTACACCACCAATAGTAGGATGATATACCGCAGGAAATCGTTCGTAATTGGTAAATCCGTGGTTCTCCAATTCCGTCTCAATTTCCTGTTTTCGGTCGATACGATGGTCTAAATTAATATAAAAAATTTTATCAATATTCATAGTTATATGGAGTTAATTGTATTCTTTTATTTGTATTTTATACCAAATATATATTTACAAATGATTTAAACATATTAATGTAATAATATTAATAGTAGCCATAATCATGTCAACCGATTCTCTTATTGTAAAATTTTACGAAGTTCTCGACGAAAAATGTGATAAACATTGTTATGTGTTTTACGACCATAATTTGAATACTTATGCGATTCGTGGAGGGAAAAAAGGCGGTAAATCTTACCGTCAATCATATTCATTCTACTGTGACGATAAATATGAAATTTATAATTTTTTAGAAATAATCTTTTCAGATGCGCAAAATTTGATTTTTTCTATATTGAGACACCATAATTTACCATTTAATTCTGATAATATTGATTATAATTTTTTGATAGAAAGTGAGATTAATAAGACTAGTGATGTTATTGCGTCCAAATTGTTAGTTAGTACCTTGAAATCTCCAGAATCTAATTTACCAATGCCCGTTTTCAACTACGATGTGTATACCAACGATGAATCTCGAGATACAAATAACAAACGCACAGTTGGCGGATTTATCACAACACTATTGAATACAATTTGTAATGTTTGTAACGATTATTAGGTAGACGATGGAATTATACCATTTTCTGAACAAAACTCATTCGATTCCGAATCATTAGTTCCCAAGACGGCTTTGCCGTCTCGGGAACTAATGTAAATCAGTGCCCCAAGAACGTAATTTGTTTGTCATTATATTGAATTATATAATTTATTTTTTATATAATTCAATTTTTTATCTAAAAAGCTGAGCCAAACGAACCACCCAATACCGCATTGGCAGCCATAGGACCAGATGGCATAGCATAATCACTCGAACCACCGTCGTTACGCATCATATAGTCGTACCCTTCGGCGATCGAAGCGCGTGCCGGTTTATTGGTTGCGGTGGGTGCTGGAGGGAACACACCACCCTGCATCATTACATTATCTAAAAAATCGGCTTGACTAGGTGCGTGTCCACCCATGGGCGTACTAACGCGTACACCGTTTTTAACCGATTTTTTTTTATCATTTTCATTATCACCACCGTTCCATAATTCGCTAATGCGGTCAACAATGATATTTGCCTTAATACCCATTTTAGATTGAATGCTGAGAACAATGATCAAAAATCCTAAAATAATATTGGTTAACACCATGTTTTCGTATTTGAATCCGCTGTAGGTAGGAAAGAATGTGATAATACGATGAATGACAATAATACCACAGAAAATAACAATCATTTGAATAAGAATTTCGATGATTATTTCTAAACTAGACTTGTCAGGGTCCGCTTCTGGTATGAATCGTTGTATCGTTTTATTCAAAATAACTACAGGTATGAATCCAAGTACAGCATATTGGACAATATTCAATATTTCAGCTTTGTCTTCATCCGCTGAAGAAAACACATGATTTATAAAGGATTTTTTGGATAAATCTCTAGCTTCCTGTAAAATATCCATTATCTGTTCTATATAGTTTTGGATAGAAAAAATATATAGAGGTTAAATTATAGTAATTGTCAAGATGAATCATAATATTTTAGAAAACAAAATTATAAATACTCAACATAATAAAAAATTTTCACCAAATAATACTAAAAATTTCAAGGCAACACAAAATGGTCCGTTTGATATAAATAATATTGGTGTAATAGAACAAAAATATGAAACCGCTAAAAAGGAAAATTTGTCTTACTGGGAACAACTTAAAGAAAAGCTTGTTGGAAAACATAAAACATTATATCAAGAGACAAACAATATCAATATTGTTTTCGAGAATAATAAGAATAAGTTCGGTATTCGTGGTGATTCAGTGTCAGGTATCACCACTAATCCGCAACGCAGAACGAGTTTTTCCAAAATACAAGATGCATTTAAACAAAATGGTTTTTCTGGTGCTGTTCGTATATTTACGAATAAACCAATTTCTGATATGGAGTATAAAACTGAAACTCCCATTAAAAATAGTGTTATACGAAGCAGACAATCATCCGAAAAATCAACATCATCAAATACATTACCTGTAAGGATATCTTTTTCCAAAATATGTAAGGATTTGTCTAATAATAATATTGCACGAAGTCGTTCGTCTTCAGAAAGGTCTACATCTTCTCAAACACTTATGTCGAGAGTATCTTTTTCGAGAGCATTAGATGCGAATAAAATTGTAGACGAAATCCCTACATCATCATCTTCTTCAACCATAAAAGAAAATTCCGAGATTCTTATGAAATGTTCACAAAAAAACAATTCTAAATTTAGTTTTATCACAACCAATAAAAAGGACAATAATCCTATTATACATAATAACAACAGTAATGAAGAATTAAATGCACCAATATATCACGAAGAAATACAATATATGAATTTAATTCGCGAAATCATAAATACAGGGTACAATGAATGTGGTAGAAATGGCGACACACTCACTAAATTTGGTTATAGTATGCGTTTTTCATTGAGGGACGGTACGATACCTATATTGACCACGAAAAAGATAGCATGGCGGGTGTGTTTTGAAGAACTGTTCTGGTTCATCCGTGGTGCAACCAACAACAAGGAATTACAGAAAAAAAATGTGCATATTTGGGATCAGAATTCAAGTCGTGAATTTTTGGACAGCCGTGGTCTCTATTATTTGGAAGAGGGGGACCTGGGACCTATATACGGATTTCAATGGCGTCATTTTAATACAGAATATACAGACTCAAACAAATGTTATCAAGGTGAAGGCGTCGATCAATTGGAACAAATCATCGAAACATTGAAGAATCCTGAAACACGCAGTTCTCGCCGCATGATTATGACGGCGTGGAATCCTTGTCAGAACAATTATATGGCACTACCACCTTGTCATATTTTAGCCCAATTTAATGTGAGAGAGAACAAATATCTGTCGTGTGCACTGTATCAACGCAGTGGTGATGTGGGGTTGGGTGTCCCATTTAACATAGCATCTTACAGTTTATTGACACATATTTTAGCCAAACATTGTGGTTTAGAAGCCGACGAATTTATTCATTTTTTGGGAAATTGTCACATTTATAAAGAGCATATTGCACATTTAAAACAACAGATTAAATTAGAACCTAAGTCTTTCCCAAAAATCGAAATTAATATGATACACGATTCGATTGATGATTATTGTTTAGATGATATTTCTTGGATAAAACCATATGAATCGCATCCAGCGATAAAAATGATTATGAAAGCATAAAAATAATATTAATATAAAAATCCGTTTAAACATAACATGTTTATTTTTAACATATTATATATTCAAAATGAATAATGCTAATGCTGCTGCGAAAGCCCGTCGAGCGGGTATAAAACCAACCACACCTGTCACCGCAGCACAAGGTCAAGCTACGAACGCCCAAAGTACAAATGGTTCTGCAGGACTCACTTTGCCCCAAGTGATTTCGGTAATTGACCGTCGATTGAATACTTTAGAGACTTTTATGAAAGAGACCAAGGAGAACCCAGTCACAATGTCTCTCGATGAAGATGGTGACGGTGGGGAAGATGGTGTCGTAGACGGTGCTGGTGTAATTGTGCCTGCTGAATTCAATGCATTTGTTGATGAAATTAACAACCGTTTTCAGATGTTAGCAACTGAGATTGAAACCTTGAAAAATGCTCTGTTGAAATTGCAGACTTTTACCATGGATGTTAATAAATCTCTTTTGGAAAAAACTGATGTATTGGTGCCAGTCAGTGTGAATGAAGCTGTAGTACCTTTACCTGAAATCACGGTCGCCGATGTTGTACCGGACCCAGTGTCAGTTGCCGATGAATCAGTGGTCGAACCAGAGGTTGTCGAGGAACCCTCAATATAAATAATAAGTAAGATAAAATATAAAAATTTGATTTTATACTTTATAAAATTGGCGTTAACAGAATGTCCGAAAATAATCTACTGAAAATGGTCGAAGAGTATCAAACAACATATTATTCACAAAACCGTAAAAACTTTTTTTTCAAGAGTAAACAGAAGATGGAATGTGCGTCACAAATTAGTCAAGAATTCGACATTAACCATCTCCTCGAAAAAACTGTTTGTTTGGTGCCTGATAGTAATCGAGTGTATTTCGATTACACCGTGTTCAAGTTGTATGGAAATCCGGAAAATTACATGTTGGTAGTCAATTATGTGTTGTCGGTCCTTACACATTGTATCAATACTTTTGGTGAGTACGAACTCCATGTAAATTTGAATTCGTTTACTATCACGGCGGCGGAAAGATATCGCACAGTCATAGAAATGTTTTGCAATGAATGTTTGAAAAATCATACGCGATATGCAAGTAAGTTGATCAAGATGTATATTTATAATTCACCGAACATGATAGAACACGTGACAGGACTTTTTGGTAACTTGATAGACCCGATCATTCGAGAACGGATGGTATTATATAATAAGGAGGAAACTGGAACCAAGATCGAAGAATTATTTCGTTAAAAAATTATGAAATAATTACTCGATATTCTGGAAGACAACACAGTGGTTAATATATATACGTGCAAATCCATACTGAACCGGATGCACCGTTACTACCCGCACAAGGGTAATTTTGATTACCATCATTTATAATTCTATTTCCAGCACCTGCGCCTCCCCATCCATACAAGGTTTGTGCTGGTATATAATAAGGGGCGGGAGACCCATTAACCGTTGTGGCATTGTTGGTGTTAAAACCATAATAAACAATTGCACCGTTCCCACCCAATTTTCCATTGAAAGAGTAACCAACAACATTAACAGTACCACCACAACCACCTGTTCCAAATCTATAAGTAGTAGATTGTGCCCATAAATATCCTGACCCACCACTACCTAGAACATAACTATTTGTAGTTCCACCCACACTTGTTGCACCACCACCACCACCACCACCCCAATTAACAAAATTTTTTTTACCACCACCGCCATTATTCGCTAAACAAGTTAATCCGTGTGAATTTGTTCCGTAGCTTCCCGAATTAGCACCAACAGAATTACCAAGATCACTCGCAACTTCTTGACCACCAGCCCCACCACCACTACCACCACTTGTCGGTGTTGTATTATTTGGAGAAGTACCGTGTCCACCTCCTAAAGCGATTTCTGTGATTCCACCGCCGATAAAACTGGTAGAATCACCATTTGTGGCAAAATTACTTGTATTATCGGTTGCACCTAATCCTCCAGAACCACAATTAATAGTATAAGTAACACCAGCAGTTAAAGAAAGAGTACCGTATTTAACTTCACCACCACCACCACCACCACCAGTTCCACCATTATATGGTGATGAAATGTTATAATATAATGCGCCACCACCACCACCGCCACCAACCATTATAATATCTACATTAATATTTCTATCAACATAAAATGTTCCTGAACCTGAAAAACAAACACAATTTTGATAAATGGTAGATGACATATTTGTGAATGAAGAATATGAACCTGTACTTGTTGCGGTCACAACAATCCCGACAACATTAAGTGTCGAACTTGTTGTAAAATTACTACTATTCGTTGCTGTAACAATTAATGCCCAATATGGCCCACCTGTTAAACCAGTAAATGATGCGGTTCCTGCACCGGACGAACTCGGTGTAACAGTTGAACCATTTATTGTATATGTAGTAGTTACTGTTAATAGAGAAGTACCTCCAGACCATGTTACACTAAATCCTGAAGTAGTAACAGAACCCACCACATAAGCAAGACCAGTAATTGCTGTTGGTGGAGGATATACGGTTAATGAAGAACTGTTTACACAACCACTCACATTTCTTGCGGTTACAGATATAGGCCAAGTAGTCAAGTAAGTTAATCCTGTAAATGTAGCAGTTCCTGCTCCTGATGAACTGGGGGTTATAAATCCTATTCCGTTAATGAAAAATGAATTTGTAATTGATGTACCAGTACCGCCCGACCATGTTACTGTAAATCCTGAATAATTAATGCTTGAAACAGCTAGACCTGTTATCGCTGATGGTAATCCAAAAAATACATTTGCAGGAACAGTCGCCAAAACAGTTTTAACATTAACAGCAGCAAAACCATTGCAAGATAATCCATTTATGGTAGTGAATGATCCAGACATGAATACGATATTTGAAGATGGTGAATATGCCATGGATGAACAAGTACCATTTAGCGTAACAAAAGTCTGCCAACTTACTGTGTTTTCATTCCATATAGCTGTATATGATGCTGTTATACCACCGACTGATGTAAATGAACCTCCTACATATAATATTTTTCTTAAATTATCATAAGCCATGCAATACAACTGTAGAACAGCTGTGAATCCGGTGCCCAATGCCGAAATAATACCCGTTGTGGTATTTATCCTTAAAACATAATTACACAGGTTATTGTTACCATCTGTAGAAACAAATGTATTTAGTTGATAAGGCATATAAAAAAACTGATTAGACGCCAATATAACGTTAGTATAATTAGAAGAGATACTGTTTGCAGAAAATGTATATAATGCTGTGGATACATTTGTGGATGGACTATATTTGGCTACATAATTCCAATATTGACCCGAATATATTAAACTATAAACATAATTATAACTAGGGTCAATACAATTAAATATCCCACCAGGATAATTCGAATATAAAACATTTAATGTGGACGGTGCAACAGGATAAACACCACTGTCCTTAACTATTGCACCCATTTGTCCGAATGAATACCAATAACTTTGTGGTGGTGCATTTGATGGATATATATGAGCCAAATATAATGTATCATTGTTGTCAAATACGCCTTGATAGAACCCTCTACCACACGGTCCCCAAACAGGAGAATTCGGGTATACCATGGTAAGTGAACTACCTGTGAGAGAACCATAGCAACACTGAAATCTATTTGTATCACCATCAATGTTTTGAAAATTCCCTAACACGTATACATTTGTATTTGTTACAATTAACCAATTAAATCCGTTACTATTTGTCGTATTGTATGAAGTGGTCGCATATGATTTATCAGAAAATGTCACACGTATTACACTACCTGCGCTAGATATCACAAAAAGATATGTTCCAATTGAATTAGTGGTTAAGTTGGTTACACCAGCCAGATTAGCTACATTTAAACTTTCTGTAATTGGTATTGCATATATACTAAGTTTCTTTGTAACAGTACTATTTATTGATGAAAATATGGATATTGGCATATTATCAAACTCACAATATATTAATATTAACAATTAATTCTTAATATTAAAACTCGTTAAAACTAATAAAATCAATCTCCAACAAAATATATATAAAATGTCTACATTGTCATCTTTCGTCATTTTCATATTGATTCTTTTAGTGTATATTCATATAACCGCTCAATTCAAGAAAAGCGAAGATTTAGAAATATACGAAGCAGATTACAATTCTAATCAACAAATTCAAGATATTTGCGACATCCGACAACCGGTTCTCTTCAACATCCAACAATCAAATCCCGCTTTTTTCGAACACAACATTTCGGATCTTCTTCTCCATTCCAAGACCGACTACGAAGTTCATGTGAAAGATATTCGCGACAACCAGTCTGGTGATTCTATACTCTTGCCTTTTCGCAGTGCCAGTGGTCTCATGGAGTCCGACGACAATGGTCGATTTTATTCCGAGAACAATTTTGAAGTGACCACAGATATCATCGAACACCATTATCAGTCTATGGATGAATTACTAAAGCCTAAATTCACGGCTCAGACCAAATATGACATTTTATTTGGGTCAAACGGTTCCCACACGACCACACGCTACCATACCCATTATCGCCACTTTTTGTGCGTCCAAACGGGCCGGGTCACAGTGAAAATGACGCCATTCCGTAGCCGAAAATTGTTGCGTGTGGAGAACGACTACGATAACTACGAATTCCGTTCTCGAATCGATGTGTGGAAACCACAAGAACAATATATGAATGACATGGAACAATTAAAATTTTTGGAATTCGATGTGCATCCTGGTTTTGTTTTGTATGTACCTCCCTACTGGTTTTACAGCATTAAATATCACACAACGGATACTGGCTCAGCACTTGTTGCAGGATTCACTTACAATTCTGTGATGAATTTGGTCGCAAATTCGCCACAATGGGCCATGTATTATTTCCAACAATATAATACGACAAAAAAGACGGTAAAAACAATGGATTTGGAAAATATGACAAACAATGAAAACAAGGAAGGTATTTCGAGTTCTAAATCGGTAAAAAAATCAGAACAAAGAGATGTTGATGTGATTGTGACAGACGCGCCATTAGAACCTACATTAGATTTCACAGAAAGAGCCAACGACCAAGTTCATTCATAAAGCATTCCATCTATATAACAGACACTAACACTTCCTTTTTATTCTTTTTTGTTTTTCTAGCAGCCTGTTTTTCTGCTTTTTTTGCTAACATAATTTCCTCTTTTTCCCGTTTTTTGGTTTCGCGAATGCGTACTTGTTCCTGTTTCTTCACATCACGCACGCGTTCTCGTTCCAACATCTTGGCACGCTTGGCAAGTTCGTGTAAGCGGATTTTCTCGGCCTTTTGGTCTTCTTTGTTTTTTGCATTTTGCGTGGCTTCTTCAGAAGCGCCGACCAATTCATCCATAATTTTTGAATGATATTTATTCACCAACCCTTTCACAGAATCAGATTGTATACCAGCAGCATTGGCGTAACTCAAGGTTTTACGCAAGCGTTTTTCTTCGTTGGCGATTTGTTTCTTTTGTTTCGCATCTTCACTCATAGCCTTTTTGTATGTTTTACGAATCTTGGCCGTTCTCTTATTGCGGTCCTTTTCAACATTCGAAATGTTCGTAGTAATCAATTTTTTAGACTGTACTGTTTCTTTTTTCCTCATTTTCATAGTAACACGATATGTTTTGCGTTCATCGCGAATAATCATATTGATTACATTGCGTTCAACCTCATTCAAATCATGTTTTAACAATGTTCTCAAATGTTTCATACGCTTTTTGTAGTTTTCCGACAGATTTTTCAATTGACTATCCAAATCCTGTAATTCATTGTTGTGTTGTTGGATTTGTAAATTATATTGTTGTATCACTGGATGAGCATCAAATTGGTTTTTATCTGTGATTTTCATAGCACATTTATTCTTGATTTGATATAACAATGTTTTTTTGTATTCATTATATTCTGCATCCAGGTTCTCCATATTACCCTTGATACCCATCAAAGTATCTCGCTTGGACGCACCTTTGATTTTGATGTCATCGCGCACCTGTTTGATTTTATCACGAATGTCTTTCAGTTCATCTTTGGCCGCCTGAACCAGTTCACGGATGTTTTTATTTACGATTTTATCACACATTTTTTGCGAGGGTCCTTCCAGTTCTCCACATATTTCCTCTTTCATAAAAGAGAACTTTTTGGCATTAATCTCCGCTATCTCACCTTGAATTTTCTTGTTCTCTTCGACAAGCTGATTCTTAAGTTCCAAAATGTCTGAATCCAAAATATTACGAACAATTTTGCGGTCGAATTTATGAACTCGGTCCATGTCGCTCGTAATCGGCACATTGACATAGTGGAGACGAGGTTGTGAAAATTGTCGGGCATCTTTTTCTCTATTCAAATAACTAATATATCCCGAAATATCATCGAGATAGTCTGCCCGACCCTTTTCTGTAAAAGTGCCGTGGTCGTCCAAATATTTGTCCGAAAAATTGGAAAAATCTGCTGGCATTTGTTCTTCCTCTTGTTTGCATAAATTAACCAATTGAATGAGTTCCATAGGATTTTGTGTAACAGGTGTAGCCGTCATCAAGAGAAGTCGTACAGAATCTTGTCCAGAGTATTTGTAAGAATACATAAGAGCCTGGTGCAAAGCATTCATATCGGGTTTTTCCAAGGACGACAAATCGCCACCACCGTACAATTTATGTGCCTCATCAATAATCAACAGCGTTTTGCGCAAAGGGTCTTCTTTACCGTTGATTTTGACCAAGGTTTCGTAGAAGGAGTTCTGTTTCGAGACCAAATTACTGAATTGTTTGTACGACATCGGACGAATACGCCAAGCTTTGGAGAGCAGACGCATGCGTTTGCTTTGGTCGGTGGGAATTTTCAGGTCCGTGTGTTGCATTTGATATCGAATACTTTCATTGCATACTTGGTCGAACATATTTTTCCATATGTCGTTTTTGAGGGTGGTACGAGTTACCCAAAGTATGGTGTAGCCTGCTTTTTCAAAATTGGTAGTTGCCGCTGCAATTGCCGAGCAGGTATTATGTGTAACCGTAAAATCACCCATAAGATAACGACGATTTTTGTCAATACAAAATCCGTAATAATCCCCTTTTCCTACAGGACAAATCGTTACACCAGTTAATAACACATCTTTAATCTGTGTCCTTTTTTCAGCTCGTTTTCTAGTTAATAATGTTGGTATTTCATCTAAATTATTACCACTTATTGTTATAGAATTATATAGTCCAGTTTTTTTTTCACCTTTATACATACACGATTTTTCACTCTTCTTATTATAAGCCGCAAACCCGAGAGAACGCGCCAAGAATAAAATATCTGTGGTTATTTGATCGGATTTTTGTGAAATACTAAACATTTTTCCACGTGAACAATAATAACCATCAGTATCTAATATTCCTGCCAATAATTTCAAACGATTTTCTCTAGAATTACATTTATAATCGTAAGGAATATGTTTATTATTGATTAAATTATATTTATGCAATTCGTCCATTAACAGATTCGTTTTACATGTACCATTTTTAGATAAACGATAATCGTATTGTGATTGATAATTTAACATTAAACCATATTTACCTGCGGTATCTCTCAAATATTTTAGTATTTTTGCATCTTGACTTGAAAATACATTCGATTCCGAATCAGCGAAGCTGATTCTTGCATCGGATATCGAATTCAAATCCGCACCGCGTAGCGGTGCTGCCTTGAATTCTCCAGAACCTCGTTTGGAACCATCACCAATCCAAAGTCCGATAATATATGGGTCAAATGATAAAGGTTTTTCTTCAAAATCAACTCCTTTTCTATACCCTTTTAAATCTCTACGTAATGACTCCGATAACTTAAAATAATCTTTGACTTCTATTTCCAATATTCGGTCTTCTTCATTAAATTTATTTAAATAGTTCTCTGCTTCTTCTCGGGTTTTGAAACTATTTGAAACTATTTTATATGTTTTATTATCGATCATGGTTGTTTTAAACGGTTTATTGGGTTGTCTTTTGGAAACATTTATAATAGCGCCTCTACCACTATATTTTAAACATAATATATGTTCCGAATTAACAGTATATTTTTCACCTTTTACAGGAATAATATCATACATTTCGTCTTGACCATTCGCCAAAGATAAAACCTTTCTTGGTGTTGAGTCATCACCCATTAATACATCACCAACATTCACATCCTGTACCATTTTAATTGTACCGTCATGCATTAAAATAGGTGTGTTTTTGGCGTGACATTTTCCTGTACCTACACTATGATATAACAGCATACCTTTGACAGATTGTGTGGGTGTGAAATAATGACGAATAAAATCCTGTGTGGGTGTGTAGTTCAAGACTGAAGAACCACCCGTCTTTTCAGCACACAGGTTCTCCATTTTCACAGGGTCCCATGCAAATTCACCATAACGGTCACGAATGAATCTGCGCATGCCTTTAAAACCTAAACGCCCGTTCATACCTACAATCTCTTGCGTATTAACGATTCTAGGAGGTTTAGACGATATGCGTAATTTTGGTCGGGTCAGCGTGCGAAGCACGCAACCTTGAACCACCGAAGGTGGTTCTGAGGGGGCGTTTACGCCTCCAACATTGCGAAGCGATAACTCTCTAGGTGACCGTAGGTCACCGGAAGAGTTTGGTCCACCACCTACAATTATATCAGATGAATCGTCTTCGTCTCTTGAGGCCACAGCAAAATTATGCACATTCTCATTGAGTTCATAATCTACAGAACCGAATATAGTGTTTTTTTCCAAATCACTGGCGAAAGTCAAGAGACGAACATCCAAATTCATGGCTTTCAAATACAGGTCCATGGCGGTTTCGGCACCCAACAAACTTTTACGAATGGATTCCTGAATAGTCAAATCATAAATAAAAATATGCAAAGGCCAACCTTGTGTAGGATGGAATTCCAGACCTTTTTGTCCGCAGGTTCTCGTTCCTCGCCCAATCACCTGTTTTTGGTCGGAGGCGACAACCGATGGTTCAAAAATATGAATGTATTTTATATCAAACAAATCAATACCTTCCTTGAACCCACTATCCAGAATGATAAAACGCACCAATTCACCCTGTATATTTTCAGGACGCTGATTAAATTTACTCAACATTGATTTTTTCATGACTACTGAAATAGGTTGGTCGTACACACTTACAGAACACATCATGTAGAAGTTCTCATTGGTCGTGGTTGCGAGCGTGCTGTCGGACAACAATTCAATTTTATTGTAGCGTTTTCTGGATTTTTTGGATGGACCTTCATCATCGCCCTCTTCTCCATCATTATCCACAGCTTCTTCTTCCGCACCGCCTTTTTGTCGCGGTAATTTAAGAGATGCGCCATAACCTAGATGAAATCCCTTGGCGATAAACGCCGATGCCAACATTTTAGCGCCGTAAGTTCCCGATTTCAAATCCGAAAAAATAAAGTGTTTGAATAATTTGCCGTGTTTTTCTTGATCTTTTCGGTCCAAATCCTCGATTTTCGAGATAAGTGCGCTGAGTTTAGGTGAATAATCAGGTATGTTCTCCAGAAGCAAATTCGGATCGAAAGTTTCGTCGTCAAATTTAAATTTGTTGTCTCCTCTGGACCAATTGGATTTTTTACGAACACATTCTGGGTCAAATGTATGAACGGATTGTTTTTCTAAATTAGGTTCCATTTATATAACGATTGTTCTATAGTATAGGGTAATATAAAAAGGGTAAATATTTTGTGATAATAATATATATTATTAATGTCAACGGTAACACCTTTATTGGATTCGGTATTATCGTCATTAAAGTCTGGTATACCACCAATAGTAGTAGCAAAAGAAGAAGAAGAAATGAAAAATGAAATAAAATCAATTAAAATTGATTTGTCGGAATTAAAAATCAAACTCACTGAACTTATTGGTTTTTTTGGTGATGAATACGGTAAATTGAAAGAATGCATAACATTTATTGATAAAATAGAACAAGATTTAAACTCCATAAAAACAGAAATAGATTTAAAATCTGTAAAACAAAAAATAACAGAACTAAAAAAAAATGTAGAAACAGAATCCGAAAAAATAGCCTATAAATATTCAGACAATTCAATAGATGTATTGACAAACGAATTGAGAGAACTAGAACTGCAATATTTGTATAATACCAGAAATTCCGAAAAAAAAGAAGAAGAAAAAAAATTAACAGAAGAGTTTGAAAAAAAACGAGACGAAAATAAAAAACAATTGAATGACGAAAAAAAATTTCTGAAAAATATTCAAAGTGAAAGTATCGGTGGAAAAAAATCTAAAAAATCCAGAAAAACCAAGAAATCAAAAAAATGTAAGCGACGAAAAACAAATCGTCGTCGTCGATAAAAATATAAAGAATTATATTTCTCATTCGCAATCAATACCTAACCATTTGTCGAGAACCGACCAAGGTTGTTCATCAGGTTCCATATCATAAAGATTACGAAATTCTTCTTCGTAATCTTCATGCACAAACTGTATTTCTCGTCGAGGATGGTCCGCTTCACCACCAAATTTATTAATTCGTGTTGCCCACAATGGACATTCGGCAGCCAAATACAACCATAGGTCACGCCAATCTTCGACCTGTGATATTCGAGAACCAGGTTCTCGATAACAAGGATAAATACATACCTCTCGTGGTAACTTCCACATTTTGGTGATATTATGAGTTGGTGTTTTGTATTTTTGTATGGCTTCAGTTTTGATAACAATAAACAATATTTTTTTCACTTCTACCAAACTCTCTGGACTTAGTTGTTGCGTACGATACTCGCTCTGCATAATGTTCCATTTTTTATATATTTTACAAAAGTTTGGTTGTCTACGAACAATGTTCTCAATCATTGTTCCGACAACTGCATCCTTAGAAGTGTTTTTGGACCATTCGCTTCGTTTTTTATGTAAAAATGCCATTATTTTTGGTTTATATTCATCTTCCGAATAAAATTCTTGGTATAATTCCACAAGATATTCGACTGTTTGTTTTTTATAGTCGGAGTAATACATCTCATACGCCCAAAATTTGGATTGTTCTGCATCTTTCTTAAAAAGGGAAACACAAAGTGAAAATTCGACATTATGTTTTGGATATAAATATCTTGTTAGAATCATTTTATGTTTATTATATAATTGTTTTGTATTTGTATAAAAAAATCAATCAATTTTTTAATTCCATAGTAAAATTACTGCCCCATTACCGCCATATGAACTGCCTTCATTACTAGTTGCCCCACTACCACCACCACCACCATAACCATTTAAGCCACCATTAGGGGTTTGTAAGCCTCCGCCTGCGCTGTCAGCACCTCCACCTAACCCTCCTAACCCTCTATAAGTACTACCTGGACTCTGATTACCACCAGCACCACCACCGCCATAATAAAATCCACCAAACAAATATCCCTGTCCTCCAGTACCTCCACGACCTCCCATTGTAGTATAGTAATTACCATTAGAACCAGCACCACCAGCACCACCACCACCACCACCACCATAATTATTACCTGAAGAGGTACCACTACTATTATTTCCTGAATAGGACAAGCCAGCAACACCATTGAGATTAGTACTGGCTCCTGAACCAGATTTACCATCATTACTCCCACCATACCCTCCGCCATATCCACCATACGCTGTATCTGTAAAAGACTGAAATACATTTGATGCAGAAAAACTTGTAGAACCGCCATTACTGGCACTTCCACCACTATTACTACTTGGGCCTCCGCCACCACCTATAGAAATAGTATAAGTTTGTGGGTCATTTCTCAAAGTCCTTGCGCCATAACCAAAACCCCCTCCACCTCCACCAGTATAACCACCATTAAAACCTGCACCACCACCACCGCCGTGAGAACCACCACCACCACCACCCACAAGTAAAACTGTAACATCCATAGAATATGTATTACACACAATAGACCCGTTACCCGCAAATTTCAACATATACTTATAAGATTGAGTCGAATAGTATATCCCATTTGATACGCTTAAATTCCATGCATATGGAGAAGATACAGTAATATATTGTGTAGTCGTACTTTGTTGACCGTTCGCACCAGTTATTGTGGCGGTAAAATGATAATCATATGTTGCACCCGGTGTACCGCAAGTTAACCCCGTCCAATAAGTGGACGCCTGTCCCCACGAATTACCAGCACCATCGACCACACTTCCTGTATAATTCGTCCAGTTACCTGCGTTGGCTGTTTGTGTTCCGAACAGACCATCATTATTATATACTGATACTGATGTAAAAGTACCTATAGCGTTAAACCAACCACTATTTCGTCCGTTCCATTGAAAAAACACTGCATTACAAATAGCCGATGTATATGTATTGACTGTGGTTTGACATAAAGAAGATGCAATAAAATATCCGTCGCCATTTTTCGTAGAAAATGTATATGTATATAGAGTATTTGGCGTCAATGAATTATCATTACTACCGTTCCAAGCACTGTTATACGATGTACCTGTTGTGTTATATTTAGTTCCATAACCAGTTGAGTTATTTGATAGGTCAACTGAACTATACCCATTATTCGTCCAATCAATATAAATCGTATTAACTGTTGAAGAACCGTCATTACGAACAGGGCTCAATCCTGTAACTGTGGCCAAAGTATAAATATAACTGTTGTAATTATTAGTAATTGGATTATAAATGCTTGTAAATGGAGTACCTGGATTACCATTGGGATTAAGTGGAATAATTGTATAGTAATACTGTGTATTGTTAGCAAGACTAGTAGTGTCTGTGCTCCCTGTATTATAACCTATACTACCGGACGTCCAACCACTTCGAGCCCAAATATAATTGCTATAAGTGCCAACTGGTGCATTCAAAGTAATATTATTTAAAGCAGAAGGAATTGCAAATGAAGCAGAAGTAATACCTCCCCATGTCCATGTATCTACGGTAGTTTGACATAAAGAAGATGCAACATAAATACCGTCGCCATTTCTTGTAGTAAATGTATATGTATATTTCGTATTTATAGTTAATGCATTATCATTACTACCATTGCTATTGCTATTATATGAAGTCGTATTTATATCAAATGATGTTCCTCCACCTGTGGAATTATTTGTAAGGTATACACGGTTATATCCATTATTAATCCAATTCATATAAACGGTACTGATTGTTGAATTTGTAGCATTGTAGGTTGGATTCAATCCTGTAACTGTGGCCAATGTATAAATATATCCATTATAGTTAGTAGATGATGGGTTGTAAATGCTTGTAAATGCATTACCGGGATACCCAAGTGTATTATATGGTCGAATTGAATAGTTATACTGGATATTATTCGCAAGAGGATAACTATTAAGAGGACCTGTACTATTATTGTCGGTATATGCAGTATTAACAGCTATAGTTCCTGTTGTATAACCATTTCGTGCTAAAGTATAATTTGTGTAACTACCAGATGGTGCATTCAAAGTAATAGAAAGTAAAGTTGTTGGAGTTGCAAATGAAGCCGAAGTAATTTTCGCCCATGTTTGTGTAACTATTGAAGTTTGACATAAGGTAGTTGCATAATAATATCCATCGCCATTTCTTGTAGTAAATTGATATGTATATGAAGTATTTGCTGACAATGAATTATCATTGCTATAATTGCTACTACTATTATAGGAAGATGCTGAACCTTGAAACACTGCACCACCTGTAGTAGTGTTTTGAATCCATACAGAACTGTACCCAATTGTACTAGTCCAAGTCATATAAACTGTGCTATCTGTTGAAGAATCACCATTATTTGGCTGTATAGGGTTCAATCCGGTAACTGTGGCCAAAGTATAAATTTTACCAGGAGTGCCTGCATTATTTGGATTGATAATATTAGTAAAAGGAACACCTATACCAGTTGAATCACTGGGTGTGATAGTATATGAATACTGAGTATTATTAGCAAGACTAGTAGTGTCTGTGTAAGCTGTATTCGCACCTATAGCGCCTGAAGTCCACCCACTTCGAGCCCAAACATAGGAAGAATAAGTACCTGACGGTGCATTCAAATAAATACTATTTAAAGCATTTGGAGACGCAAACGTAGCAGAAGTAAAAGATGAAAAAGTTATAGAAACTGATGTATTATTTGATGATTGATAACCAATAAGATTCACAGGATAACAATTAAAAGTATATGTTGAATTAGACATAGACGAAAATAGTTGACTAATACTATTTGTTACTGTAAAAGTTGTACCACTACCAGGTGATGCTGAGCCGCCACTGAAAGTAATATAAAGTTTTGTAAAGGTACCAGTACATAATATTGTGGCTGACGGGTAAGCTGTAGTATATGTTGGGGTATTACAACTTGCCCAAGTATATGTATCTACAGTTGTTTGACATAACGAAGATGCAACATAATATCCGTCGCCATTTCTTGTAGTAAATTGATATGTATATTTGGTATTCGTTGCCAATGAACTATCGTTGCTGCTGTTAACATTACTATTATAGTATGAACCAGAACCTTGAAACACTGCACCACCTTGAGTAGTGTTTTGAATCCATACAGAACTATACCCAATTGTACTAGTCCAAGTCATATAAACTGTACTAACCGTTGAACTAATGTCTGACCGTGTGGGGTTCAATCCTGTAACTGTGGCCAAAGTATAAATACTACCAGGAGTGCTTGCATTATTTGGATTGATAATATTAGTAAATGGAATACCTAGAACACCATTATAATATGGATTAATTGTATAGGCATACTGAGTATTATTACTGAGACTACTTTGTGAGAAAGCATTACCTGCATTAATACCACCAGATACATATCCACTGCGAGACACCGTATAAGTAGTATGATTACCAGATGGTATACCAATACCAAGAGTAAGTAAAGCGGTTGGACTGGTAAACGATGCTGCGGTGATAGTTGCAATTACTGCAGTAACCGATGTTGTGTTAGATGATGCATAACCAACCGAATTAACAGGTTGACAAGTAAAAATATATGTTGCAGAATTAGACACCGAAGTAAATTGTTGATTAATACTATTTGTTCCTGTAAAAGTTGTACCACTACCAGGAGATGCTGCACCACCACTGAAAGTGATAATAACCTGACTAAAAGCACCACTACATAATATATTAACAGCTGAAGAACTTGCAACCGTAAATGTAGGTGTGTTACAATTTGCCCATGTATAAGTATTTACAGTGATTTGACATACAGAAGATGCCGCAAAATACCCATCACCATTTCTTGTAGAAAATGTATATGTATATGTGGTATTTGCTGTCAATGAACTATCACTACTACCATTGGTAGTGCTATTATATGCGGTACCAGATGCCGTATAATTTCCACCACTTTTGGTAGTGTTCGCAAGGTATAATGAGCTATATCCATTGTTTATCCAATTAATATAAACAGAACTAACAGATGAACTACTGTCTGCCCGTGTGGGGTTCAATCCAGTAACTGGCATTAATGTATAAATTTTACCAGGATTGCCTGCATTATTTGGATTGATAATATTAGTAAATATTGTACCAGCTATGTTAGAAACATTATATGGTGTAATAGTATAGGTATATTGTATATTATTGCTAAGAGCTGTGGGGTCAGTGAATGTACTGAGAGTTTGATTAGTTGATGTATAGCTTCCTTGTGTTCCACCTGTTCGACTAACCTTATAATAACTAAAATTGCCAGCAATTGAATTCAAACTGATAGTACCTAAAGATGTAGAATTAGTAAATGTTGCAGCATAAATAACATTTGTTGATGACTTTCCAACGGAATTAGATACGGAACATAATACTCCATAAGGCATATCGTATAATATATATATTATTATTTTTGCCTCATATTTACCTTGTATTTTTTGCCATTCTGGTTCTCAATAATTCGTGTAAATCGAATTCTTTCATTGGATGATATAAATGCGTTTTTTTGATATCAATTAAATTGAATTCATGACGATAATAGATATGTTGTAATTCATCAGGTGAAACACATATCAGGTTATGATGTTTGGCAATCGTGGGAAACATGGCCTCAATAAAAAAAAGTGATTTATTTTTATCAGCATATTCACGGATATATTTCAATAAATGTGCGGACAAACGCACAGCACACATCATACCTTTATACCACGGTGCTGGATAATTAACAGTAATTTTGTACCAATGCCAATCAGTTGTTAATCCCTCAAAATTTGCCTCCAATGATGCAGAAATAAGGTCACTACTAGGATATTGTAAATCAATTTGAAATAGCGTACTTTCTTTATATAAAAATACATCATCCTCAAAAAACCACACATTATCAAATGTAATATTAAGAATTGAAAAATAATACAATGCTTTATGCCAACCACTGATCGTTTCTTTGGGAAAATCATCGTCAATAAAATGTGAATTTTTATAATCATCATTGTCAATCTGAATAAACCAAATATTCGGATATTTTTTTCCGTATAATTCTTGGTAATTTTGCGAATTATCGTCAACAATCATATATACATCATAATATACGAAAGTACTCAAAAATTCCATCCAACTTTTTCGAGGATAATGTACGATCAAACAAAAAGCATTTCTCATATAATATTTTAACTTATACAATAACAAATAATATTTTTATATAATATATTATAAAAATAATATTAATAATATG